GCGAAGGGCCCGCTTGGATTCTCCGGTGGGGCCCCGGGCGCGACTACATGGCGTACGCTGCCGACCCGGCCCTCATCACCTCGTACGGCGCATCGTTGCGGATCATCCCCGGGATCAGCGATGAGCACGATCCCCTCCTCGCACTTGCGATGGTGGTCGATCGCCCCACGGATCCGACCCCTGACGACATAACGCCCGTTATCGGACCTCCCCGCACCATGGAACGCGCTGTGGTGTCGGGGTCCTTTGGGAAGCTGCTGGGCGTCCTCTTCGGGTACATGCGCGAGGGCGAGGGCTTCCCCGAAGCTGCCGCCCGCCTCCGCGCCGCCCTGGACGAGGCGCAGCATCCCGCCCTGAACGAGGAACAAGCCGACCGCCTCAGGGAGCAGCTCGCGACCCTTGGGTTTGAGTCGGCGGTGGAAGATGACTGAGATGGAACAGGACGAGCTGATCGAGTACCTGACGAAGCTGTGCAAGGACACGGGCGTGACGGTGATCACGGTCGAGCGCCTGAACGCGCTGTCCGCAGCCGTCAACGAGGGGGATCAGGAGGCGCTGGAGCTCCTCCTGGCGACGCGGGACGAGGACATCGACCTGTCCGACGCGCCCGACCGTGGGGCAGCGCTCCAGGCTGCGCGAGCCCTCCAGAGGTACAACGCCGCCCAGGTCGAGCAGATCAGCGCCCTGCTGGAGGGCTCGGGGGGATACGAGATCCCCGCCAAGGGCACCCTCGCCTACCTGCTGGACATGTCCTCGCAGTGCGCCCAGACCCTGGCCCGCGCTGAAGCCGATCAGGCCCAGGCCGACCTGCTGGACATGTCCTCGCAGTGCGCCCAGGCGCTGCTGAAGCTCGACACCGCGATCAGCTACCGCGAGGCCCTGGAGGTCAGCCACAACCTGATCCTCAAGGACCACGCCGCCCAGTGCCAGCAGCTGGAGGACCTGCGCGCCGATCTGGCCGCTGAGCGCGCCAACGTCGCCAACATCAACAAGGCGAATCAGGCGCTAGCTCAGCGGCTGTTGGACATGACCGGCCGAGCCACGAGCGCGGAGCAGGCTGTGCAGGATGCGGCCGAGGAGGTGCAGCGCACGGCTGCGATCAAGGGGCGGGAGTCCTAGTCGTCCAGCTGGCGCGCGGCCCAGCGCGACTAGAGCTTGCGCAGGGCCCGGTTCAGCATCCAGCCCGTCGACCCACGCCCCTGGTTCTGGTTCCGCGCCTCCATGCGCTCCCAGTCCTCCTCGGTGTACGTGCTGCTGTCGAACAGCTCCTTGATGTCCTTGCGGCGCTGCACAGCTGGACGGCCCCCGGGGGAGTAGTGGCTCACGGCCCCCGCGATCAACGCCGAGATCACCGCGTCGTCGTGCCGCCCCACCGGGGCTGCCATCGCCGCGTCGTTGCTCTCGTGGCCGTCGGGGCTGAACAGCAGCTTCTTGCGGTAGATCCACATCTCCTCGAGCACGACCCGGGACCGGAGCACGACGAAGCGATCCGCTAGGGCCCGCTGCATCAGACCCACCATCGCGGGCTTGGTCTTCTTGGAGGTGTCCCAGCCGAGCATGACGGTGGGGCCCCCCACCGCGTCCATGACGGTGCGGCGGTACAGCATCGGGTACCGGGTCCGCTCCAGCATGGCGATCAGCCCCGCCCCGATCCCGGTGACCTCCGGGGCCAGCACGGCCTGGTTGTAGTAGATGGCCAGGAGCAGGCAGATGTCGCACAGCTCGTGGAGCTCGATCTTCCCCCGCCACTCCGCGACCTGGGTCCGGTCCCGGATCCGCATCACCGTCAGGTGGTCCCAGTCCCCGCCGATGGTGCCCTTGGATACGTCCGCAGCCACCACGTAACGCTCTCCGGGGACGGGGGCCTCCCACTGACTCATGCGGCCGTGTCCGGCCGGCGCAGGGGCCAGCAGGGGCTTGTAGAAGTTCCACGTCCGCTCGCCCCTTACCGAGCCGGTCATGTCGCTGAGCTCGAACCACTGGTGGTCGGGGCAGTCGTTGGCCTCGTCGACCCGATCGGTGACCGTGCGGCACATGTCGCAGTGGCATCCGTGCAGCTTGATCTGGACCTCGAGATCCTCCCGGTCGAACACCGGGGACCCCGTGGCGGCGAAGGCCTCCTCGTCGGAGCTGGGGTACTCCTGGTGGAACTGGTCGACCGAGCCGCCGCACTTGGTCGCGATGGTCTGCCGGCGCCACTGGAGATGCTCCAGGGTGATGTAGCCGTCGAACTCCCGGAGCAGCTCCTGCTCATCGACGTCCAGACTCTTGGTGAACTCCTCGCGTCCGGTCCGCAGGGCCGACCGGTACGAGTCCATCAGGAACCACGGCGAGAAGAACGCGATCCAGCCGCTGTCGGGGTTCCCGGGATGGGTGCGCTTGAGCTTCTGCCACGGCGGCGGCTCGTCCCACCAGCAGCGCGCGGCCAGGTACATCTCGTGGTGGAAGTCGCCCGAGCCGTTGCACGTGCTCTCGACGTAGACCATGGTCCCGGGCTCGTCCGGCACCGTCTGCAGGGTGGCGAGGAAGTACTTCTCTGGGGCCTTGAAGAAGGCCACTTCGGAAACGTGCAGCTGGCGGGAGGTTCGCCCTCGAGCGTCCTCCACCGACCTGGCTGTCATGACCTCGAAGCTGGAGCGAAGGCCTCCGGGTCCACGTGGGGCTCGGAGGTCCAGCTCCGTCCGGTTGTTGTACTTCTGCTGGGGCCGGAGCTCCTCCGGCATGTAGTCGTAGAACGTCTTGCACTTGGTGAAGATCGCGCGGGAGGCCGCGTCCGCATGGGCCGCGACCAGGGCCGACTCGTCGTAGTTGGTGACGGTCTTCCAGAACTGCCGGCCCTGAATGTGGGTGGAGCAGCCCAGCTGGCGGGCCTTGGCCTCCCAGATTCGGATGGGCAGCCCCGCCGCCTCGATCTCGCTGAAGAGCTGCTCCCGGAGCTGCTGGCTCCGGTTCAGGACGAACGGCACCATCTCGCCGCTCTTGGTCTGGATCTTCAGGTGGTTCGCAGCGAAGTCGACGAAGTTGTCGTGTGCGCCGGAGGTCAGCTCCCCCTCGGCAAACCCAGGATCGGGAGCGTCAGAGCGCACGAGCGGCCCTCTCGATCCTCTCGCAGGCCCGCTTCCAGACGCGGATCTGACCCGGCAGTGCGGGGAGCCGGCGGCGCTGCCACCGGTACCCGGGGCAGTCCAGGCTGATGGTGCCCTCCTCCCGGAGCACCAGCCTGAACAGGCCGGCGATCCGGTCGAGGTTGTAGAACCGGCTGTGCTTGACCCGCCCCGCGTAGACGAGGTTGGGCCAGATCACGATCGCGTCGATGAACTGGGGATGCCGGTCGGCCAGGGAGTTGACGATCCCCCGGGTCTCCTCCGTGGCCCGCAGGCCCAGCACCCGATCCAGGGCATGCCCCGCCGGCCAGTACCCGGCGGCGTTGGCCATCTTCATCGCCGGCACCGCCTCCTCGTGGCGGAAGAGCCGAGCCCACGGGGGCGCGGGAGGCCCCCAGGTCCAGACCTCATCGGCGTTGAGCCAGTTGTCGAGCTTGTCGCGGTACCAGCGGTACTGGTTGCGTTCCCAGTCGTAGCGCTCGCTCTCGGAGGCGAACGTGACCGGCTTGGGGTTGGTCCGCTTCTCGGAGGCCGACAGCTCCGACTTGTTGTAGGTCCCTCGAGCTCGGGGGGTGGTGACCGGCGGGAGGTCCGGCAGCTGGTCCGCGAAGGCCTCCCAGCTAGGACTGGGCGAAGGCATAGACCCCACGGCTGACGCGGGCGATGCGCTCGTCGACCTGCATCACCTTGCGGACGGAGTTGATCGGGATCTTGGTGCGCTCAGCCACCTGGCCCGCGCGCATGGCCCCGTTCGTTCTCAGCAGCGAGGCGATCTTGTCGGCGTTGGTCTTGGGCTTCCGATCCCCACTGGTGGGGATCTTCTGGGGATCCTTGGCCCGCTTCACCATGTCGGACTTCACCCCGGGCTTGAGCTGGGCGTCGCGGTCCGTGGGGATGATGGCGGTGCCCTCGCCCGCGTAGCGGTCCAGAGCCTTCTCCATCGACTTGCGCTCGTACTCGTCGGCGTAGTGCTTGCCGCGGAGCTCCGGCGGCGACTCCTTGGGCCAGGTGCCCCCGGTCCGCTTCATCACGGGCAGCTCGCCCTTGGGGAAGGCGCGCACGGCACCGTGACGGCCGCAGATGGAGCAGAGGATCGCGCGGAACCCCTCACCCTTGAGCAGGCCGTAGTGGTTGACGCGGAGGAAGAGGGAGAACTGCTCGCCGCAGAGTTCGCTGGCGCAGTTGAAGCTGTAGAAGGGCATCGTGTTCCTAGCCCAGGCCGTAACGACCGAGCATGGACGCCGCCTGGGGGGTGAGGCCGGCAAGAGACTCGCCGGTTTCCGGGTTCATCCCGTTGCTTTCGACGGATTCGGGGCCGACAGGAGCGCCACCCCCGCCGCCACCGGGGCCCATGCCCATGGCCGCGCCCTGCATCTGCGAGAGCGGTCCGATGAGCGCGGTCTTGTCCTGCCGCCAGACCTCGAACGACTTCTCGATGAAGCCGCTCATGGTGTCCGGCGGCATGGCTCCGGCCTGGATGAGGGGGGCCAGGGTCTGGGCGACGGCCCCGATCGTCTGGAGCAGACCGATGAAGGCCTGCTGCTCCGCGGCGGGGTCCTGGGGCATCGAGGATCCCGCCTCGAGCTCCACGTCGTACATGCCCTGAATGTCGGCGGCGGTGAAGGAGACGAAGTCGTCCTCCCCGTCCTCGCCGATGATCCGGATGTACCGGGTCTCATCCCAGTACTGGCGGATGATCGCCAGGATCATCTCGCAGATCCCCTCGATGAAGTTCTCCACCGCCTCGGTCCGCAGACCGCTCCGGCCCTGGAAGCCCTGCGAGGTGATCGCGGCCTCCGTGGCGGTCGTCCCCTTCCGGCCGACCCCGCCGCGCTGGTAGACGTCCACGCCGGAGATCTCGTACAGCAGCTTCTGCAGCCCCTGGATCACCATCGAGGTGTCCCCGGGGATGGGGGCCTGGGGCACCGGGACGATGGCGTCGCCCACCCGGCCGGTGCTGGCGTTGACCTCCTGGCAGGCCCCCCGCAGCGGCGAGTTGAACAACGTCGAGAGCCGACCGTCCTCCAGGGCTCCCGGGGTCGCCAGGAACTTGCCGGCCAGCTGGGCGTTGATGTGGTGGATGGACAAGATGTCCTCCCACTCACGGTTGAGCTGGCGGGCGATCGGCTGGATCGAGGCCAGATCGGCGGTGTGGGTACACCAGAAGTCCTGCGGGTCGTCCACGAACCGCATCACCTTGTAGGGGTAGCCCCGCATCTCCAGGGGGTCGTCGACGTGGCGGATCACGCTGTCGCGCGCGTCCCCCGTGCCCGGGTCCGGGAGCAGCCAGAGGATCCGCCGGCGGGTGCCGCCCTTGACCTGGCCCCAGTAGCGGACTTCGTAGATCACGACGTACTCAGGCGCGACCTCCGAGGGCATGTCCTCCTCGAGCTCCTCCCCCGTGAGCTTCGCGGGGATCTCCGACTGCAGGAAGCAGTTGGCCCGAGCCTCCTTGGGGATCCGGAACCGCTTGTCCGTCCGCAGCTCGTCCAGACGGACCAGCAGCCGCTCGGCGACCCAGGGACAGTCCTCCATGTTCAAGTACCCGCTGGGCAGCAGCAGGGACCACGGAGCCACCCGGGTCAGGGTCGGCTTGTCGGACGGCTCCTCCGAGCCGTACAGGCCGGCATCGGCCAGGGCCATGTCCAGAGCCATCCGCTCGTGGGACTCCATCCCGTCGTCCTCGGGAGCGGCGTCCTCGGGGCCCTTGTTGAAGTCCTCCTCGGGGGTGAACGCGCCGGAGGGGTCGTAGCCGACCTTCCCGATCCCGACCCCAAACAGCAGGCAGTCCAGGGCCACCCGGCGGGTCGACGCGGTCGCACCGATGCACTGCCAGACGTAGTTGAGCGCGGACTCCGCGATCTTGGAGCTGCTCTTGTCCTGAGGCCGCTTCGGGCGAACGTGAACGTACGGATTGCCCGACAGCAGACTTGGGAGGATGGCGTTGCTCGTGGCCAGGAGGAAATTGAACGGCACAAACTCGTTCGATTCGACCCCCCAGAGGCCCTCGTCACCAGGCCCTGAGCCCCGGTAATCGGAGAGGACATCGCGCCACATTGGGAGGTGATTCTTCTCGAGAATCTCCTCCGCGGCCTTCAGTCTCGCCAGCCAGTCGACGATTTGGTCTGTGGGGATTCGCTTGCGTCGCGTCATTCGATCAGTTCCTCGGACTCGCGTATCAATTGAACGCAGCATGTATCAAAGCGCTTGATATCTCCAATACGCTGTGATCAGACTTCGATCCATCACGCGAGTGCAAAGCGTGAGGAGGGCAGCAAGTCCATGGCAGACAACGACGGCACCGCGTTCGATCCGTTCACGACTCTGGATGACCAGACCGTGAGTACCGGTGATGACGCGACCATCGATACGTCGAGTGAGGACGTTCATACCCAGGCCGATCAGACAGATCAGTCCCAGACCACCGAAGACGACGGCATCCCCAGCGACCCTGACGAGCTCCGCAAGGGGTACCTCCGGCAGGCCGACTACACCCGCAAGACCCAGGACCTCGCGACGCAGCGCAAGGAGATCTCAGCCCTTCAGGCCGAGCTCCTCCAGCTGAAGACCGCGACCCTGACCCAGCAGCAGGTGAAGCCGGCCGTCGAGGAGACCCCCCTGCCGGATCCCGAGAAGGACCCCCAGGGATACGTCGAGGCCTACGTTCAGCAGCAGGTGAAGCAGCGGCTTGACGCGCAGCTGGACCAGTTGGGCCTCCGTGATCTTCCTGACCGCCTCAAGCCGGTGCTGTCTCAGCAGTCGGTCGTGGCGGCGTATCAGGAGTTCATGGAGGCGAGCCCCGAGCTGGATCACAACCAGCTTGCCGGGGCCGTAGGGCAGGTGATCGACGGGGACCAGGAGCTGAGTCAGTTGAGCCAGGCGAACCCCCACCTCGCGGTTCGACTCGCGACTCGAGTCGCACAGGCCGATCTGGACGCCAAGCGTCAGGCGGCCTCCCACAAGAACCGCAGCCGGTAGCAAGCCGCACCTGTAGCCGCCCGAAACGGGACGGTTGTCGGATCCCAAGCTCCCGCGAGCTTGGAGGACGCCTTCCGACTCGCTCTGAAGCAGCAGGGCGCTACGCCGGACTTCTAGACTAGAGGACTAGGCCCCCATGCCCGCCAACGCGCCGACAATTACCTTTGATCGGCTGTACAGCACTACCGCAGCGATCCACCGCCCCCAGCTGGCGATGGAAATCGTGCGGTCCAACGTCTTGCTCTGGCACATGTACCGCCAGGGCGCTGTGACCTACAGCGGCGGCACCGAAGTTCGGATGCCGGTCGTGCTTGAGGAATCGGCAAACGTCGGATCGATCGGTCTGTACAGCACCTTCTCCACGAGCCCCGAGGACGGACCGGACATCGCCCGGTACCCGACGTGGTTCAAGATCCGCAGCTCCACGGTCTTCGACGAGACCGAGCTGGGCCAGAACCAGGGCCAGCAGCAGATCCTCGATCTGCTCAAGACCAAGATGGCGATCTCCAAGATCTCGATGATCAACGAGATCGAGCGTCAGCTCTGGGCCTCGTCCAAGACCGCCCTCGAGCTCACGGGCCTGCAGTCCGCGGCCAGCGGCGACGCCGCCATGTTCCAGTTCAGCTCGACGTTCACCGCCGGTGACACCGTCGGCGGGATCGACAAGTCGGTCTACAGCAACTGGCAGGAGCAGTACCAGTCCATGACCGCGTTCGGGACCGACGGTCTCGATCAGTGGGAGCGGGTCTACATGGACTGCTCCAAGAAGGGCACCCACCCGGACATCATGCTCTGCGACCCCGCCGTGTACCGCTTCTTCAAGCGGCTGGTGGCTCCCAACCAGGAGCGCAAGGACATCAAGCTCTGGGAGCAGGGCTTCGACAACCTCGTCTTCAACCACTGTGCCGTGGTTCCGGTCGATGAGCTCGAGTCCGCGGGCGCTGGCCAGACGTACTTCCTGACCACGACCGGCCGACGCCAGGTCAACGACTTCAACCTGAAGGCCGAATACTTCAAGACCCCGGGCAAGAACCCGGCGGTCAAGGGTGCGGCCACGGGCATCGGGCTCCAGCTCGCTGTCCTCCGCAAGGACGACTTCCGCATGACGCCGTTCCGGTACCCGCCGGACAGCGACACGCTCCTCGCCCACTGCTTCTTCACCTCGATGCTCACGAACTCGTCGCAGGCCCGTCAGGGCTGCACCGACTTCAGCGGCACCGTCCAGTTCTAGAAGGGAGAACGACATGAGCTTCTACAACATTGGCTCCTCCCCGATGGAGCTCGACGCAACGGTCAAGAACAACACCGGCGGGGTCCTGTACCGCGGCGACATCGTTCAGATCGAAGCCGAAACCATCGCCAACCTCGATGGGGCCAACGCGGTCATGCCGGTGCTCGACTCGAGCTCGCCCGAGACCCTGATGATGCCCTGCGGCGTCGTGCTGGGGACCGAGCGCAAGCTGAGCTTCGTCGACCAGGAGGAAGTCCGCGTGCGGCTCCTCGGTGTCGTCGACGCTCTGGTCGACGGTGGTACCGACGACGTCGTGATTCAGGACCACCTGTATCTGGTCGACGCCCAGTACTACCTGCAGGCCAAGGACGCTGAGCCGGATCTGGTCACCGCTCCGGTGCTTCAGGATCTGAACGTGACGGCGAGCGCGGAGGCTGGGAACACCAGCACCACGATCGACTACCACGATCAGACCGTGAGCATCGACGCCAGCACCCTGGCGGCGGGGGACCTGATCGACGTGTGGGCCACCGGCTACATCGCCGACAGCAACTCCACCGACACGGCGCTGATCACGGCCCAGTTCAACGACGTCTCCGTCGGGGTGTCGACCGCGATCGACGTGGCCGATGGTGACATGTGGTCGTACCGGTACACCGTCGCGGTCACCGCGATCGGCGCTTCCGGCGCAGTCGAGATCACGGGTGCCGGTCACGGCCCCGACGCGCTGGCCGCCGCGGTCACCCCCTGGGTGATTCAGGCGTCCAACGCGGCTGCGGCTGCGACCACCGACACCACCGGGGCCGTTCGGATCCGCACCGGCGTCACGTTCAGCGTCTCCCACGCGGACAACGGCTCGATCCAGACCTCCATCGGGTACCGGGTCATCCGCGGCGCGGCGGTCGTCGACCTCGTGGACATGAAGGCCTGCAAGGCCATCGCGATCGAGGCCAACACGGCTGCTGCTCCGGCGACGGCGTCGCGAACGGGTGCGTCCACGCAGCTGTTCAGCGTCTTCTTCAACGGTCTGCCGCAGATCTAGGAGTACTGAATGGCTTCCCTCGCACCGCACGTCAGCCGTGTCTTGAAGGAGGCGAGCCCTCACGGGTTCTCCGTCTCGACAGATGCGGTCGTCTACGTCGGATCGATCTCCGCCACGTCGTCGGACAACTTCCTGCTCGGAGCGGAAGACAGCGACATCTACATCGAGAGCATCACGGTGCTCTCGGAGTCGGATGCCGATGCTCACGCCACGAACATCTGGACGATCGACGTACAGGACAAGGGCGCGGATGGGACGGGGTCCACCTCGCTGTTCGCCACCCCGCCCAACACCGTGACCAACGGCATCAGCGCCCTGGTCCCCTACACCGTCTCGCCCGATCAGAATCAGCTGATCTCGGACGGCCAGGGGATTGCGATCACGTTCACCAAGGGGGCGTCCGCGTCGAACTTGGATGAGCTCCGCGTCCAGGTCCGTTACCGCCGCAAGGCCTAGACCCCCACCCGGAGGTCCCTGGGGTGGCTCCTCCACTCTGCTCGCCCTAGGGGCCTTCCGCCTACAGCTGGAGGTGTGACCAATGAGACTCACGGATCTGCGGTCGCACCTTCAGCTGCGACGGAGCGACAGCTCCTACAGCACGGCGAACCTCAACCGGTTCATCAACCAGGCCTACCTCGACGTCTGCTCACGGCGGTCGTGGGGTTGGCTCCGGCGTGAGCATCGGTGGGGTACGACCGCGACCAACACAGCCGTCACCCTGAGCGCCCCCACCGCGGGGGCCTACCAGCAGGTAATCGGCGGCACGGTCCCGGACGCCACCTTCGGCAAGCGCATCCTGATCGACGGCGAGCTCTACCGAATCAAGAACGTGCTCACGGGTCCCCAGTGGATGCTCGACGCCCCGTACATCGGCACGACCACGGGCACCCCGGCCGTCTCCATCCTGTACGACGAGATCGCGCTGCCCCGCAGCTGCGACACCGTGGTCGACGTCCGGCTGAACCAGGACGGCAACAGCCTCGAGCTCATGCCGACCGAGCCCGCGCTCATGCACCGTCGTACGCTCACGGCTGCGGGCCAGCCCACGCACTTCAGCACCATCTCGCGTGCGCCCCTGCCGGTGCCGGCCTACGCACCCCCGGTCCCGACGACCAGCGGCTCTGCCGGCCCCCTCACCGGCACCTACTTGTACTGGACCACCTTCTGGGATCCCTTCACCGGAGCCGAGTCGGCGCTGAGCCCCTCACGGTCCGTGAGCGTGGCCGGCTCCCTGGTCTACTCGTTCACGCCGACCACCGGGGAGGGCGGCACCGCCCGGTCCGACTTCTACTGGCGGCTGTACCGCAGCAAGGTCGGCGGCAGCGTCCCCTACCTGCTCGCCTCGAGCTCGTCGGAGACGGGCGTGCTGCAGGACTCGTTCGACGACCAGGAGCTGGGCCCCCGCGCCGTCGACAGCGCCAACACCCAGTACCTCCAGCTGTACCCCGCCCCCAGCGGGACGTACCAAGTCAGCGTCCTGTACCAGGCCCAGGCTTGGGAGATGGACGATGACGAGGACCGGCCGCTGTTCGACGAGGTCTTCCACACTGTGATTCTGGACGGGGCCGAGGCCCTGATGCTGGAAGCGCACGACGAGCAGGGTCGCGCCGGCTCTGCTCGTCAGCGCTTCGAGATGGGGATCAACAAGATGGTCGCCCGTGACCGCAGCTCACAGGCCACGCTCACGCCCATCGCCAGCTCGCCCCGGGCGCGGATCTCCGCAGGCGTGAGTGCGAACCGCTGGGAGTTCACGGACTGATGGCACGGGCTCAGGGCCGAAAGCTCGAGTTCCGCCCCATCAACCTTGCTGGGATCAACAGCAAGGTTTGGCAGGCCGAGGGCTCCGCGACAGACATCAAGGGTGCGCTGTTCACGCTGCGTGGCGAGATCGCGAAGTCGTACGGGATCCACCGACTGCCGACTCCCAACTCCGGCGGCGACCCCCTGGTTGGCTTGGGGCAGTTCCACTGGAACGGCCGGACCGACATTCTCGTTGAGTACAACGGGGCCATCTACATCGTGGAGGGCAACTCCTACACCGCGCTGGTCTCCGACCGATACAACGCTCAAAGACCTCGCGACGCGACCCGATTCGTGCAGGTCAACGACGTCCTTCTCCTACTCAACGGCCGCGACGGAAACCTGAAGTGGGATGGACACAAGCTCACACCCTTGGGGATCGTCGCGCCGCCCGCCCCCCCGGGGGCCACGATCGTCGGCACCGGCGAGGGGGGCAGCAACAACTGGCGGTCCCTCGCGATCATCGAAGGCAGCGACTACTCGTTCAAGTACAAGCTCACCTGGCTCAACGACAAGGGCCAGGAGTCGGAGCCCTCATCCGCGTCCGACTCCGTGGACGACGACGACGTGACCTCGGGCGACGGCTACAACGTCTTCGTCTTCAGCCTGGCCCAGGTCCCCGGCCAGGACGATCTGATTTCGCGACTCCTGTACCGGTCCACCGACGGGGGGCAGACCTACAAGCTGATCACCGAGATCCCCGGCCTGCAGAGCGACACCTTCCACGACTGGCACAAGCCAGGGGAGGAGTCGACCGATCTGCTCTCCGACGTTGGGACCAACACCCCCCCGCCGCTTTGCAAGTGGGCCTTCCCATACCGGGGCCGGACCTACTACGGCGGATCACCCTCATCCCAGTCCACGCTGTTCTACAGCCGCGAGAACGGCGGCAAGGAGGCGGTGCCGCTGGTGAACCTGCTCGACGTGAGCAGCCACGACGGGGACATTCTCACGGGTGGTGTCGCCGCCGCTGACTACGCCCTGGTCTTCAAGCGGCGCTCCGTTTGGGAGCTCACG